TTTAGGAATTATACACTTCATAAAATTGTGACCTGAGAAAACTCTGAACTATACCGCACCCGTTGGGCACGATACAGTTCTAAAAAACTTAGGTCAAATTTCAATAAACATGTACCGCGCCCCAAACAACGGGGATACGGAAAATTCCAAGGCTAACCCTATATCAGGGTTACCTACCTAGCAGTCACCACTAGGATTACGTTTTTTCGGAAACGTTAACCGGACACCTAGCAAGCTAGCTATCTTCGAAAACACGGCCTAGTGTTTTCGGCGCCTGAGATGCGTCTTTTTAATTAATATATACCGTCTCAGCCGGTTCGTTTAATCTTCTGAAAAAACGGGGGAGGTCTATGCAGTAGTACTGGGAAAAGGTTGATTCTCACTCCATATCACAGGACAGGCCTGAAAAAAGGACAGTGAAAAATCTTCTCCTACACTACACCACTGTTGTACTTGAGTGGCACCAGCAGTAGTTCCCAATGGATAACGCAAATTATGCGTATGGGAATGAGGATTTCCTGCCTCTATTAATACTTTCCACCTAGCGGGTATAAACCGCAAGTTGGACTGATAGGGTATCTCTACTTCCACAGTAGGATTAAACCCAACATGTGTAATGGCACATCCATTCCCGGAACCAGATACACTATTGGAATTAGCTTGAAAAGCAGCAGTACTGAAAGACGTATTGTCTATAGTAGAAATAAGGAATCTTCCATAACTACTAGAACCAGGTTCTGAATTTCGCACAACAGACATAATATCAGAAGATTCACCTGCAGAAATATGTATATATTTATGTCGTAAACCCCCTCTCCTGCATAAAAAGAGTGGAGTAAAATATTGTAACATAATAGTTTTCCCAAATATATAAGGCGTGGGATCAACTGGTGTTGCTGCATTTTCTACAGTAGGACTGACGCTGGAATATCCCCTGTATAAAGGGAAATCAGGTAAAGTCATCGTTATCCTGTTGCCAGTCGTACCATACACTTCAGTGCCGCCAAAAGTACGTGGCGTTGAATAACGTTTTAATATCTGTCGCAGAGAACTGACAGGATCAGAAAAATATACAGCAGACGTGGCATCTACTTCTTTATTTACAACACCATGGGACGCTTCAACTTCAGTATTTACAGGTTTTGTTTCTTGAGTTGTCAAATCCTCATCTGCCTGAGACAAATCACCAGCTTGTGGTTCAAACATTCCAAATTGTGGCTGCCAAAAAGTGGTATTTTGAATAGAACTCCCATTTGGATTAATAACTTCAAAATTGTCACTAGCAGCTACTGACACTAAAATGGATACATCATCAAGCGATGCGCTAGGAGTTGTTAGGTCATTCACAACATACACTGCAATGATACCGTTTGCTTCTCCATGGCGTGCACCACCTAATAAAGATTGAGAGTAAGGAACACCCAATGCGGTGTCATCCGCATGATCTAAATAAGAAAATTCCTGTCCCCAATCAATCTCGACTGTGAAATCCCTCTCTTTTGCTAAATCAATTACATGAGTATATTGTACATTATATTCAGTAGAAGAATTGAAATATGGATCGTAAACTATTTTAAGACGACCCTTGTGAAACGCTGAAGCAACAATTTGAAATCTAAACTTTATTCCACCGCGCCAGTTCTCAAAAGGCCGAGAAACATAGCCAACGGGAGTGTAATGTATTTCAGTACCAACACCAGGAGAGGCAGTATCGAATAAAGATGGTGTAACATAACAGTTCCACAAAAGGGTTTCGGGAACATCACTCGTCTGCCAAGGAAATTGCGTGAGATAAGATTCACGCGTAACCAAAGAAGTGAGAGCCATCTCATCATCAGGACCCAAACCTGTTGCAACAGGGTCAATGGTCAATTCTTGCTTAACATCCAATGTTAGCTTCGTTGACGTATCGACTACATTTGTGTTTGACAAATTTTGTATACATTGGTTTGTATGAAGAAATGGGACCTGCATCCACCGGTCGCGACATACCAAATAGCTTAGCTATATTAGCTATACCAGAGGACGCCATTTCGGTAGCACGTGCCAAAGGAGCTATCTGTGGAATCACAGACAGAGCATTGGCTACCTTCGCTACAGCAGATGCTGGACCTGAAATAGGTCCACGAGAAGCTTCTTCATATTCACCAGCTTGAGGTGCAAGCGCTCCAGGTTCCGAAACAGTCGGAATGGACAAAGACACATCCTCTGCCCATGCAAACACGGAAATTGTAACGCTATCTGTACCACCATTGGCATGTTGCAATGTGGTAACTGAAGCAATATCCAATTCTCCCATATCACGCCAATCTTGCTCAGGAATACTCATACCATTCTTATAATATACATATGGTAAACATAGAGTACCTCCTTGAGACTTAGTAGGATCAATCCAAACATGCATACGTTGACTTGCAGCTATAGTGTCCTGGGGTACAAGCCCATAACGCCATGCTATCATGCCATCATCATTGTGTAGTGGTCTATAAGATGCTAATGCACGACCATAATGAAAACCATTACCATTGATCATAATGCGAACACACAGCTTACTCCTAAGTACATTGTAATTCGTAATACGATTAATGACACGCAAATTTTCAAAATACAATTGCCATGGGTTAATCGTAGTGCCAAAAGTGGCACCAACTGTCCAATTAATGGATGCAATTTTAATTGGTCTTGAGAAAAAATTGCTAAGTGTGGCATCATCGGTATCCGCCGTATGATGCGCACTATCTAATCGATTGTCTACAGAGTACACCCACTGTTGATTTTGATCAGAAAAACTCACTGTTTGTTGTTGAGTCTCATTGGACTCGTTATTAATTTTAATATTCATTTTGCTAGTAGTCTATTTATTTACACTCAACAAGCCCTGACTAAAGCTAGTGAGGCGTGTATTTACATGGATTTGCGAAATCCTCCCCTAAATAGGGGTACTCCACGAGCAAAGTGCAATATGTGCAAAGCCTAACACTATAATATATAATACACAAAAACATACAATGTTGGTATCCATATACACACATAACTGTTTAATTTATTGCCCATCGTTACTACGGGCAGAGGGATGCATTAAGGATTACCCAAACCATAACGCTCACGATATTTCTCAAGACATTCTTCGTAAGAACAATCAAGCATTGCACAACCACCGGTAATACCGTGTTGTTTAGCCACCTGCTTCATCTGTTCACGACGCATCTCATAATGTTCGCGACCGTACGCAAACCACTCTCTCATAGCACCATCAATGTTTTGCATTGATTGCTCCATAGGAGAAATGGCTTTCGATTTCAAAACACTAGTAAGACTTTTAAACACCGAAGTCTCATCTAGTGCCCCCATCCACTGTTGTAGGTCGTCACAGAAAACATTCTTCCTTTTCAGAAAGTCTGCATCTGCATCAGACATATATTTAGTTGGAGTTGACTCTTTGTCAGGCATGGTAAAAACCATATCACGCTCCTTCAAAAAGTCTGCGTAACTAACATGATTAAATTCATCATATCCTACCTTAACTGAGCCCTTAACATCATCGCCATAAGTCATCATAGCTGCCACATCACGGAACGGCACCAACTTTTCCTCTGACACAATGTGGAAGAAAGCGCAACGCAGCAATAATGAATTCACAATAGAATTGATATACACTGTCAAATTTTGTCCTGAAGGATTAGAACCAAAATGTTGCAGCAAATCTCCATTATATGCCATCACCGGATAAGCAATGTCAGTGGCGATACCGCGCATAATGATAATATCCTCATCAGAATAGCCAAAATCTTGCGCCATGATAATTAAAACATCAAACGCTGCCAGAATTAATTGTGCGGGCATTCGTAAATCATATTTACTATAGTCTCCTGCTAAAATACGATCCGATCCAAATTTCCGCATATGAGTGACCAACGCATTCCATTCGGGACCCATAGTGTTAATACCGACACCACATTCTGAGTCAAGAGGAAATAACGAAAGAAGACGAACAATCGGAAGATAATATTTGCGAATAAGTAATTGCAATGCGATGGGTGAGGCTTGAAAAACTCTCACCTTATCTTTATCTTTTTTGGTAGGTTCATCTTTCAAACATGCTTTGAAAGGCACATGACATCTGCGGCCAGCACAATATTCACGCTCCATACGCTCTGCTTCCTCCCAGAAACGTTCATCCAATTCAGCAGGACATGACACGCCCGGAAATAATTCGGGATCAAGACGCTCAATATACGGTTCCTTCGCACCAGCCAATGGATAACCAATGGCTGAGTGCGGATTTATTTTATCTATAAACCGCAATCCGTCAATTCCGCAAACATTCTCCATACGTGTTAGAGGACGCACATATTTGCCAAGTTCAGGAATGGCTTTGACTTTCTTAATCATATGTACAACATAATCAGTTACCGCACGCACCAATAATGTCGGTTCCACACCAACAGAAGGTTTACACGATACACTAAGCGAAGCTTCCCAAGCTTTACCTAAATGAAACTTGGGTTTGTCAAACTTCTTTTCGACACCACACACATCAACTATTGTATCTGCAATAGGCGTTTCAATAACGTCTGAATGATATGTAGCTCTACCTGTGCACGTTCCATACACATTAATGTGTGCATCTTCAGGTAATTTCCTCACAGGACTTTTTTCATGTACATCAGTGTTAATAACCACAGGTTTTCCATACATCTGTGTCTGCAATACACCAGTACTAGCTGCTAAAGTTACACCTGGAATTTTGGCCAATTGCATACGAGCTGTTTCATACTGCGATCGTAGCAATCCACACATACCACCAGAAGTGGCACCATTAATGCCTGCGGTATGAAAACCCAAAATCATAGATTCTCTACCGTTGGAAATCAAAGACCCCATGCACAGTCCAGCAAACGTTTCAAACGCTAACTGATATGTTGCACCATAATAACGGACACCATCACGAATAATAACATCTTGATAATTGAGAACTGTATCACATTCTTTGCGCTCAGGCAGCACACCTCGCATCTCTTTGTACACAAAGCGAGAAACAATGCGTCGACCTGGGGTATACATAGAATGTGGCAAATAATCACGTAAGTCTGCCCAATCACCAGCGTTGGCTACGTAAACAAGGCACAGATCAGTGCCTGGAATAGGTACGGAATGAACATTTGAAATAATAGCTTCAAACTGCTGAATCCGCTTGGTTCCACGTCGGATTGTAATGTGCATATTATCCTTCTTCCAAATGTGCTGTGGTAAGACAGCAACATTAGATTCTAGAAATAGCATATCACATCCAACATTTTTACCTTCC